TCCTTTCAGTCGGTCAATGACAAGTTGTGTGTATCCAACGATGTCAACCCAAGAGTCGAGATAGTTTGGATCTCCGTTGAGAATGCGCCCAATCTTGTGAGCGATCATGTCCAGTGCCTCTTTCTGGTCAGGTGCCATGCCATGCCACTTTGGGCATGCATGCATGGTGGTTTTGATGTTTTGCGTGATGTTTGCATGATGTGCAAAGACCCCATATCGACTGCCACGCTCTGCAAGAATCTGATGAATGTCTTGTGCTTCAGTGCTCATAGCTTGAAATGTGTTGAGAGGATTTTGTGAAGCAAGGGAAGATCACTGTAGCAGCGTTCGCTGCAAATGTCAACCCCTGCGGAACAGACTTATCAGCGACAGTTCGCCTCCTTTCTTCTCATCAAGATCAATCGCCAGCCTTGATCCTGTGATGATTGTGGGACTGTAAGTGCTGGAACTGAATGCACGATGCTGCTTGTTCACAACACTTGCATGCACCACAGTGTCAAAATACTTTGCACTGGTCAGGGAGAAGTTGCGGGTTCCCGCTACAGGAACAATCTTTTCCCTGCCTTCCAGACTCTCACTTTCCAGCTCATGACTGATGGCCACAATGTTGATGTCTGCCACTTGGATGAAGCTGAGCACTTGCTCCATCAGTGCGCCTTGCACACCGTAGTCTACAAATGTCTTCTTGTATTCCTCACCTCCGGGCTTCTGCAGTTCTTTGAGAATGCCCTTGTTCATGGCACTGTTGGCCAGCTGGCTTAAGCTGTCAATCACAAGAATGTCGTTCTCACCCAGTTTTGCCAGGTCAATCTCAGAAAATTTTGCAGTGACATCTTTTGCACACAGCGGGCAAGAGACCTTGCCATGTGCCGTGCAGATGCGCTTCATGCCACCACGCAGGATTTCACGCACTGTGTCAATGGCAATGGGATACAGCCTGTGATCTGGCACGGTGATGACATTGACATTCTTGCGAAACTCTGGTGCAAGAATTGCAGGATTGAGCAGTGTCTTGATCCCGTTCTCAAGGTCAAACCAGTGCAGTGTGAAATGCTCTGCAAGTTTTCCAACGAGTGCAGTCTTGCCAGACTTCGGTGCTCCGTAAACAAGGACTTTGCTGCGCGCTGCGTTACTATATTCATTTAGATTCACTTTGTATCCTTTCAGATTGTTTGTGAGAATCACTGTGCATCACAGATTTTTGGGAGGAGTGTCCAATCTTGACTCTGTGCTTCTGTACATTTCTGCAATGTCTTGCAGCTGTCGTTCCAGCGACTCAATGTGTCTAAAAATAGCTTCAGAGCCTACTTCGATTGCTGCCATTGCATTGTAGCAATAGTGCCCAGAGATAACGTCTGGCTCTGACGTTATGAGTATCACAAAGGATTGGCCGCTGGGCTTTCCTGCGCTGGGAATTTTGTTTCCATCTCTGGGCTGTATACGCAACAGTGCAGACATGGAGAATGTTTCCAGCAGGCCAGCAATTCCCTTGGTCACCTCCTTGGATGAAAACTTGTGAGGTGAAATGACTGCGATCTGATAAAAGAATGAATCAATGTATGTGTCACTGATTCCAATTAGCGGAGTTGGGCAGATGCGCAGTTCAAACTGCGGCTCTGGACAGACAAACCGCACAGACGGATAGCCTGAGACAATGCCAAAGTCCACATCTTCATAGATGAACTGACGCTCTGGGAGTTCAGAACTTTTGAATCCTTCCGGAATGGAATTGTTGAGTTCTTGAATGAGCTTGTTGAATGAGGAATCAGGAGTTTGTGACATTTTGCAGTCTCTCTTTCTGGCGTTGAACTATCTCTGATAGTGTGGTTGGGAAGTCGATTGGCTCAATAGCATGAATGTCTTCCAGAGACTTAATCTCTGGCAAGTCTGCGAACTCTTTGCCAAAGACAGTCTTGGCGGCAAGGTCACAGTTCTCATAATACTCACAGCGCTTCATGAAGTTGAAGCATGAGCGGCCGCGCTTGGGAAAGAAGTTGAGTGTGTTATAGTGCTCAATCTGCTGATGTATGAGCAGCTGATCCTGTATCCACTCAGCTTTCTTGTTGGCATTCTTGACGAATGGAAACTGCATCCACTGTTGTGCAGTTGCACTGTAAACTGTGTAAAGTACTTCATACTCTGCACCGCCAAGCATATCAATCACAATGGCGTAACTGAGTGCTTGGTCACTGTTTGCATACAACACTGGATCTACATTTGTAAAGCCTGTGGTCTTGTTCTCCTTGACCAGATACCTGCCTGTGATCTTGTGCTGCAACACTTCATCAATGTGGCCACTGTAGAAGTGCCCATCCCCAAAGTCTACAGCAATCGTTGCTTCGATCTTGACAGTCTCATAGTCTGAGAGCATGGTCTCAGATTGATAGAAGTTCTCATATGAGTACAGTGCCCAGATGGCTTCATAGAATGATTTGCCTGCACTGCGTGATGCCTTGCGCTCTTCAAGAAACAGGTCAATGTCCCAAGCAAGAAATGCTGCCCAGATAGATTGACGCAAGTCTTGAGTTTGGTCATAGACTGCAACACCTGCACCAACAGCATGGCCAAATGCAAATGTTGGAGAGTTCATGCGCTGGCTGGTGCCAGCTTCAGCTTGCAGCTTTTTGATCTGATACTTGCGCGGGCAGCTGTGTAGAATGTCTGATGTTGAATACGTCATCAGATTTCTGTGTGCAGTCAGTTGGTCATAGTGATTCTTTGTCACTTTGACTGCTGCTCCAAATCCTGGAGTTGCATCTGTGACATTTGTTTGGAGAATGTCATCCATGTTCATGTCATATTTCTCCCAATCTCAGCCGCAGCCCTGACGATGGCGCGGCGGGTTGCGGTTTCAACAGTTGTAGCTTCGTCAAGAGCAACCAAACGAAACAAGTCTCCTTTGTACGCTGCCGCGCCGTAGTCAGTGACCTTGACAGTCATCCTCAATCGCACCGCCAACCGCAGCGCATCGCCGTCGTCGGCGAGGGGGTTCCAAATACGAGAGTCATCAAAATCAATTTCGAACCCATCTTCTGTTTCCTGTAATTCATACCCCGCCGCCTTCGCAGCGAGTTTCAGTTCTTCTCTGTCGGTCATGTCCTTGCCCTTTCCGGCCACGATGCGGGCCGCTCGGTCCATTCGATGTCGCTCATGGTAGTGTTGATCTTTGCGGCTTTTGCCGCTTCCTTGGCTGTCATCCTGATGTGCGCTGCGGTACTCCACGACTTACCATTCCACCACCGCAGAATATCGGAATTACGTCTGCGACTCGCCGGCCACCAGCCAATGCTAGGCGGCGGGCCTTTGTGCCATGTGGTCATTTCGATTCCTCCGCGATGCCGCGCCAAGGAAGTTGACTATCAATCGGCATTGATGTAGCTTCGGCAATGCGAACACTTTCTGCCCCGATATGCCAGTGCGCCCCATCCCAACGTCTATACCAAAACAAAGTGTCAGTGTCTCTAACCTGATACACCCCCACCCTGACAGGGTTGACGTTGGCGGGGAACCACGGGGTGAGTTTCATATCTTCCTCCTTATCCACCGCCACAGCGGCAGCAGTGCTAGTTCGTTGACGAAGCCGCGCAGGAAAGCGCGGAGTTTCATGGTTGGGCCTCCGCCCGCGCGATTGCGGCGCGGGCCTTGCGTTCGCACGCCAGCCATTGATCTACCCCTATGTCGCCTTGGTTGGCGACATGAAACAGGGCCAGCTTCAACGCCTCCAGCAGTTCCCCGTTCAGGGAGTGCAGGCAGCGCAGTTCGGCGGCGGCTTATTCTGGGAAGAAGCCTTCATGCCAGCGATCAAGCGCATCAGCCAGCCGCATGGCTTTGGATTGATTCATCTCTTTTTTCCTTTCCTGATATTACAAGTCATCCACAGAGACCTTGGCCTTGCCACCGCCAGCCTTCTTAGTGGCAATGGCTTTGACAACCTCAGTCTTTGTGTGAACTTCTGCAGCATCAATGATGCGAGCAATCTCAACATCATCAAGCAGGTGCACAGTCTCAGGATAGCTGATGAGAATGCTGTGAGTATTCCTCAGATGCTGTGGCATCATGGGATCTTTGTTGGTCAGCGTCTGCTCAAGAGATGCAAGAGACATCTCCAGCTTCTGCAGAACATCTTTGGGGATAGCATCGCTAGTCTTCATGGTCATGGCTCTCCAGGTGATTGGCTCGGCCGCGGCTCCGCCATTGCAAAATGTCAGGGTGACGTCAATCTGATTGAGTGCAGCTTCACGCTCATGATCTTTTAGCTGCATGAACTGTAAGTGGGTAAAGGAAAGATCAAGATCACAAAGCTGCCGGTGCCAATGCACAGTTGCATGGTGTAAAAGCTGTAGTATGTGATGGCGCGGCAGTGGAATATGTTTGTCAATGAGCAGAAATGCCGGCAAGCGAGAAAGAAGATTAAGAGTCAGAGGCAAAGCCAGCTGACTGTTACGTAAGGGTGCACCGGGAAGTGAGTTGATATGAAAACAAAACCCCCGAGCCACATGAGCTACGAGGGTTCTGCGCTGCATTTCCTCCGAAAGAGGAGGAACAAAAAATGGCAGGATTGCCATAGCTCTCAACAGGTTAATTCAGGTGTGCTCGATGGTTTCCGTAGGTGCAAAGGAAACTTCAGATTGTTCCCCTGCACTGTAAAGGCTGATGTTCGTAGGGATGCGCTCTCCCTTGATGTTATAAAGTTCCAGGCTCAGAACTGTAAAGTCATTGACACTCCGTGCCGGAGTGGGGTAAAGATGCTTGATTGGCTTGATAACGATACGGTGAACGCCGAAGGTTTGAATTTGAGTGGTCATGATGTTTGGATGAGTTGGTTTGGTTGGTTGACTTGTTTACAGATTCAAAGAGCTGTGTTGTACAGGAGTGTGAACTTGATAAGGATGTGTGTGGATGAAATCTCCTTTCTTTCAATCACCAGTTTACTCCAGCCTACCAGACCTGATAGCCGGCGGGCAACATTCTCTGCAGTCTTAACACGCTTTACACCATCTTCAACAGTGCGTGCGTGTTCCTTACTGACAGTCACTTCTGCACTGCCAGTTTGTTTTATGCTGTTCCAAATCACATGGTAACGTGACATGCTCAAACGACTTTGGCCAAGTATTCTTTGGGCCGCCGCGGGCTATTGGTCTTGTCATCTAGTCGAAACTCAGACACGCCATCAGCATGAGAGCATCGCATATATTTGTCATCGTATCCGGGAATGCCTAGAGCCATGCATTGACTGCGATATGCTGAGAACTTTCGGATCAATGCTACACGGACACTATTATATTCTGAAGGCGACAGCCCGGAGATTTGCACAGTCTCACCTTCAAGAACTACAGCATTGAATAATGATTGGAGATTCATGATTGTTGCGGCTTTTTTGCTCTGTACTCTGTGCTTCGCACACCTTCATATATGAGAACTGCGAAGCGAAAATATGTGACAAAGGACAGAGCAAAAAAGAGGGAGCCGAAGCTCCCTCAAAACTGGCTAGACTGCAACCGTTAAGTTGCAACAGGAGGAGACGAAACCATCTAGCCAGTCACCCAAGAATTGTAAAGCCTGAGGCTTTACAGAAGATCCATGTTGAGCGCCTTCTCCGGCTCGGCGATCCACTTCTTGAACTTCTCGCTGATGCGAACAGCGCAAGTGCCAGTGTCTTCCAGATTGGCAGAACTGGACATATAGATGTCCA